CTATTTCCATTCGTCTTCTGAGAGTTTCTGGTCAAGAAAGACTTCGAATTTTGCATAGATTTTTTCTATCTCTTCCACCGGATCGTGGGGGTCAGAAAGATTCCGGCCAGAAGAGATTTGAGCAGAACGGTAAGAGTTATATGTATCAACCGCTAAGCGAGTTAAATACAAGACTTTCTCTTCTTTTTCCACAGTTAATTCCCTCATTAGAGTGCGGGAATAACCACAATAGCACTGAAGTTAGGACCGCGATACGACAGTCAGAATTAAAAGGAAAGATAAATGATCGACTTTGCACGAACACCTTCAAGACAACAAGCTATCCGCCTCAGTGCGGCGGAAGTATGGATTCGCAAGCTTTGCTACTTACTGGCGCAAAAAGGCAATCCAGAGCTAAAAGCATGAGCTCGTTCTTTGCCCTGATCGTTACCGTCTGCGCCCTCACCGGGGAATGCTCAGACATCATGCTCGGTGTATACCAAACCGAAGCTGGCTGTGATGCAGCTGCCAAAGAACAGCACGTAAAAGGAGAGTGTTACCCATATAGACCGGCTGACGACCACCAGCCTGCTTTCAAATTTTAATCGAGTTATGACCAATGGCTGTTACCAGCCCCTAAAAGCACAAAACCCGCGCAAGGCGGGTTAAGTACCCGGTCAGCCGACCAAAGCTTTCCGGAATCGAGTTTTGACCAATGACCACTACCCAAGGCGGCAATCATTAGCTGCGGGTATCTTACAACCAAAATTAAGGACCCGATATGGAATTCTTTCATTTTATCAAGGCAACCCAGAAATCCCGCAAAGAAGATGCCGTTATCTGGTTCACGGCTAAATCAGAAGCACGAGCCAATTTGCAGCTGGATGTAGAGCTGGAAGATGCTGGCATTGAAACCGGCCGGGGCAAGGATTATGCCAAACCAGTTCGGACCGATTTCCCCGTGTATAACGACCTGCCGGAAGAAAGTGCGGTGGATTACGCATGGTGCAAACGCTACGAACTCCAGGACGATGGACGCACCTGGCTGCCAAAGGCTGGAGCTGAGTCTGCTGGAGCCATGGACAACTCTGCCGCACCGGAAACTACCGTTAAAGTCGAAACTACCGTCGAGAGTGTCCCGCTTGAAAACCGCACTCCAGCGGTCCGTTTTGCCGTCCACCTGACCAGCGACAAATACCAGTCATACATCTCTAAAGAGCAGCAGCTGGCTGCCAGCGAAATGTCTCTTGATGAAGGCAACACTTATCTCCGGAACCTGCTGCTGGCGAAGAACGACATCCCTGAAGTTGCCAAACTTAGCCTGAACGCCGAGTGGAAACTCGTTCAGGCGATTAAGCAGGTATTCACGCCAGATGAAGCACACGAAACCGAAATTATCGCTGCATTCATGGCTGACTGGGCGAGAGCAGATGCCAGCGACCGCAATCAGTTAGTTGAAGAGTGGAGAAGCGGAAAGCTTTCTCTTCTCAAATCAGAAAGCACCAGCAACTCCGACGTTACAACCGTTCAGGTTCTGGAACCTGATAACGGTATCCAGATTGACGAGAATGATGACGAAACCACTCGTTATCCAGTCGTGCGTATGCCGTTCCGGAAGCAGCTACTCGCCCAGTTCACCGCCAACGAACTGCGCCACCACTTAACCCGCCAAGAATACGAAGGTATCAGCGCTCTGGAGATGGACACTGACAACAGCTATGTCCAGAACCTGCTGCTGGCGGCAGAAAACTGCGAAGAGGTTAAGGGTTACGACACCAAAGACCTGTGGCGCTATACCGACGCCATTCGCAAGGTGTTCAGCCAGGAGAAGCGCCACGAACTCGCTTTGGTTCTCCGTTTCACCCGAATCTGGGCGGCGACTGATTACATTGACCGCGGCATCCTGGCGCGCGAATGGGCTGCCGGAAACCGCATCAGTAATGTTCAGCGCAGCAATTCTGGTACCAATGCCGACGGTGGCTATGTAACGGATCGCGGCGAAGGCGCGCATCACACTCTGGACACCCTCGATCTTGAGATCGCATGCGCCCTACTGCCTATGGACTTCCACCACTTCGAAATTCCTTCGAGCGTATTACGACGTGCCAAAGAAATCGTGGCTAAGAAAGAAGAACCATGTAAATCATGGAGCGCCATCTTGCGTAATCAGCCGGGTGTACTGGCGGTGAACCGTGCGGCAATCTTCAATCTGATCCGCATCGCTCCAGAGAACATTCATCACACGCCAGCGGCTCATCTTGAGTTCGTTAATAAAACCATGACGGCTGAGTTTAACTCTGCTGTGGAGTTACTGCCGTTGCCTACCCATGCAGTTGAGACAAAAGCCCCAGATGAACAACCGCAGGTTGAAAATCTCGGTAGCGGCGTGTTCTCCATCGATGGCCTGATGGATGGAAATACCGAACCGGTCATCAATACCTCCTCAAATGAAGTCGAAAAAACGGAAAAAATAGCGGAGACCATCAGCGATGTGCAGATGGAAACGGTTAAGCCAGAGAAAGACGAAGATGTTGGTTCGGTACCACCGGGCGAAAGCACTGATGCAGCTAATTCGCAGACAGATTCCGTAGCGTTGGAAGAACAGCAAGCAGAACCGGTAATTGTATACCCGGCTTACTTCGAGCCTGGCCGCTACGAATGCCTACCGAATGACGTTTATCACGCAGCAAACGGTATTAGCTCAACCCAAGTGAAAGATGCCCGCGTCAGCCTGATGTACTTTAACGCGCGCCATGTGGCTAAAACCATCCCGCGAACAGCATCCAAAGTACTGGATATGGGAAACCTAGTGCACGCCCTTGCATTGCAGCCGGAAAACCTCGTAGCAGAGTTCAGCGTAGAACCGGAGATCCCGGAGGGTGCTTTCACCACCACCGCAACTCTGCGCGAGTTCATCGATGCGTACAACGCCAGCCTACCGGCGCTGCTAAGCGCTGACGAGATTAAAGCGTTGCTTGAAGAACATAACGCATCCCTTCCCGCTCCAGTGCCGCTTGGCGCGAGCCTGGAAGAAACGGCTCAAAGCTATATGGCTCTCCCTGCTGAGTACCAGCGTATTGAAGAAGGCCAGAAGCAAACAGCAACAGCAATGAAGGCATGTATTAAAGAGTACAACGCCACCCTGCCCGCGCCAGTTAAAACCAGCGGCAGCCGTGATGCGCTACTCGAGCAATTAGCGATCATCAATCCTGATCTGGTGGCGCAAGAAGCGCAGAAACCGACGCTGCTGAAAGTGTCCGGTACCAAAGCAGATATGATCCAGACAATTAAATCAGTTAAGCCCGATGCCATATTCGCCGACGAACTGCTGGATGCCTGGCGCGACAACCCTGGTGAAAAGATTCTGGTTACCCGCCAGCAACTGGCCACAGCGCGGGCAATTCAGTCCGCACTACTGGCGCACCCGACCGCGGGCATGCTGCTGACACATCCAAGCCGCGCCGTTGAGGTGAGCTATTTCGGTTTCGACGACGAAACCGGATTAGAAGTGCGTGTACGCCCTGACCTCGAGATTGAACTGGACGGCGTGCGCATCGGTGCTGACCTGAAAACCATCAGCATGTGGAATGTGAAGCAGGAAAGCCTGCGCGCCAGGCTGCACCGGGAAATCATAGACCGTGACTATCACCTCAGCGCGGCTATGTATTGCGAGACCGCGGCGCTGGATCAGTTCTTCTGGATTTTCGTCAACAAAGACGAGAACTACCACTGGATCGCCATCATTGAGGCATCCACCGAACTGCTGGAACTGGGCATGCTCGAGTACCGCAAAACAATGCGCGCCATCGCCACAGGTTTCGACACGGGCGACTGGCCAGCGCCGATCACTACCGATTACACCGATGAACTGAACGACTTCGACCTGCGCCGCCTCGAAGCGCTGCGCGCTCAGGCTTAAGGGGGATTTATGCATAACACTAACGTTACCGTTGCTGACCAGAACACCGTTATTAACTCCAACGTGGCTTTGTTCGATTCCCAGTATCTGAACGCCATCAGCACGTTCGCGCAGATTATGGCCCAGGGCACCGCTACTGTTCCTAAGCACCTGCAGGGCAATCAGGCCGACTGCATGGCTGTAGCGATGCAAGCGGCTCAGTGGCAGATGAATCCCTTTGCCGTGGCGCAGAAGACGCACCTGATTAACGGTGTGCTCGGGTATGAAGCGCAGCTGGTTAATGCCGTCATTTCACGAAGCGGTGTGCTGGCCAGCCGCTTTGAATATGAATGGTACGGACCATGGGAAAAGGTTGTTGGGAAATTCCATATCCGTAAAGGCGACAAAGGCGAGTACCGAGTCCCGGGCTGGACCCTGGCTGACGAAGCAGGGATCGGCATCATTATCAGCGCAACCCTGAAAGGCGAAGATCAGCCGAGAGAACTAGATTTACTGCTGGCTCAGGCCCGTACCCGAAACTCTACCCTCTGGGCTGACGACCCTCGCCAGCAACTGGCGTACCTGGCCGTCAAACGCTGGGCGAGACTGTTCTGCCCCGATGTGATTCTGGGCGTCTACACCCCGGATGAACTCGATGATCGCCGTGAAGAGCGAGAGGTAAATCCCGCACCGGCGCAGCACGTTAGCCTTGCTGATATTTCAGGTGACAACGTCACTACGACTCAAACGGCTCAGGAATCAGCTCAAAATATCGATGCACTTGCTGATGATTTCCGTGACCGCATCGAGGCGGCTCAGGATGTGGATAGCGCTAAAGCGCTGCGCGCAGATATTGAAACCGTGAAAGCAACGCTGGGTTCTGCCCTGTTCACTGAGCTGAAAAACAAGGCCGTGAAGCGTTATTACCTGGTTGATGCACGGAACAAAGTCGAAGCAGCAATCAATTCCTTGCCACCTGCAGATGAGCCCGATGCAGCTGCTCGGTTCGCAGAAGTTGAGCGCGTCCTTGCATCGTCGAAACGCCATCTGGGCGACGAATTGCATGGTCAGTTCAGCGTCACCCTGGCGGATATGAAACCGGAATACGTGGACTAACGAGATCGGGAGGGGAAACCCTCCCTCAAGGAGAAGAAATGCGACTGATTAATCGAGGCAGTAAGCAATCCCCTTTGGCTCGCCAGGCATGTGAAATCGCACTCGCAGCCCACCAGCAAAGATATGGTGACTATGGGCGCAGCAAGATGAAAGAGACCTATACGGTGAGAGTGGAAGGCGTGAAGGTCTGGGTTGAAGTGGTCAACTGCAAGGCAAGCTACGTGGCCACTGCAATGACCGGCATGCGCCGACTGCGTTCCCTGCCCGGCCAGGCAAACTGAAACTGAAATTGAAATATCAACGATTAAAGACCGGCATCTCTATACTCATGCCGGTTACCTGAGGTGAACCATGTCGCAGGTAATTTACGATTCAGAATGGGGCGTTGCTTCAAAACTAAAAGAGAAGACAGGCCTTACCGATCGTCAGATTAAAAGCTATCGCCAAACCTCCTGGGTAGAAGGTGTTCATTTTAAGAGAATCCCATTGGATGGAAGCAGCTCCGAAGAGCGAGGACTTGTCTGGTACAACATCCCAAACATTAACAGGTTTGTGAAGGAGGCATAATGGCTGCAATGCCAACGGGTGTTGAGATCCACAACAATAAGATACGAATAAGTTTCAAGTTTCAGGGCGTTAGATGTCGAGAAACATTGAAAGGATGGATCGTAAATGCTTCGAATCTCAAAAAAGCCGGGAATCTAAGGGCCAAAATTGTAAGCGAGATTCAGCTGGGCACTTTTGACTACCGGGGCGTGTTTCCGGAGTCAAAGGTTGCAGCAAAGTTTTATGCATCTAAAAATATTACGACGTTCGCCGAACTTGCATCAACCTGGTATGAAAACCATAAAATCGATCTCTCCCCCAATGCCACAAGAAGCTATGGGATAGCTGTAAGAACGTTAACAAAACTAATCGGCCCTGAAACGCTGGTTGCATCCATCACCAACAGCGACATTCTGGGCTGGAGAAAGGAATTACTGACTGGCGAGACTAACTATGCTCCCGAAAAGAGAAGAAATAAAACCGGCCGCGCCGTTAGAACAGTAGATTATTATCTGGCCATCCTGCGACAAATCCTCGACTATGCGGTTAAAAATAAAGTCATTTCATATCAACCATATGTCGGGATAAAAAGGCTTCGCAAAGGGCAAACAAAACCAGATCCACTTCTGAGACATGAGTTTGAGCAGTTGAAAGAGACTGCTCCGGCTCAGCAGAAAAACATGTGGCAATTTTTTGCTTACACTGGCGTTCGGCCCGGGGAGCTTTGCGCTCTTGCCTGGGAAGATATCGATCTTAATTCCGGCGAAGCTACAATAGCACGCAATCTAACTCAGGAAGGTTTGTTTGGACCACCCAAAACCGAAGCTGGATACCGGACGATAAAGTTACTGGAGCCGGCTCTGGAGGCTTTGCGAGCTCAAAAGGAACTTACCGGGAGTGCCCCTAAGGTACCAATCACTTTTCACCACCGGGAGTTCGGTAAAACGGAAACGCAGAAACTGCACTTTGTGTTTATGCCTCGACCTCAGAAAGGCAAGCAGGCAGCCTACTATTCAGTTAGTTCTATTGTGTCACTATGGGATATTACGGTAAGACGATCGGGCATTCGCCGCAGACGCCCCTATCAGCTGCGTCATACATACGCGTGCTGGATGTTGTCGGCAGGTGCTAATCCTGCTTTTATAGCGAATCAGATGGGTCATGAGAATGCAGAGATGGTCTTCCATGTATACTCTGCGTGGATAAATGCTCTCGATAGCGATCAGGTATCATTTTTGAATCAGCGCTTTGGCGGGTATGCAAATGCCCCTATAGTGCCCCTGAAGGTAAAAACAAAGTAG